AGCACACCGCTGGCGATTCAGGAAGGTGGCCGAGAAAAAGATCGGTTCCGACTGTGGCGAGACCGTTCGTCTCGATGAGAACGCCGAGGTCTTCCAGAACAGACATCTAGCCCCTCCGTCGCGTTTTCGCTGCCGGTTTTATCAGCGCATCATTGATGTCTTTCCCGAGACGTTTCCCCATGTCGGGGATGGCCAAAAGCATAGGACGCTCTAGGTATTTCCGCTGACCAATCGAGTGCTTGTAGTGGGCTTCGTGTTGGACGAGAGCGTACGCACTCGCAGGACCTCCGTATCCGAGATAGACGACCGGCCCTGGCTTCGGCAGCTGTACGTGTCCAGACCCCTTCAGAATTCCGGTATCGACTGGAACGTAATCGCGCTTGGACACGGCCATGATGCGTTCGCCCTCTCGGTAGAGCGCACGACCCAAAGCCCAGTCTGCTCGCTTGCCGAGCTTGCGGAGGTTCTCGATCAACTCCGGGGTGCCAACGACGTAGACTGCCATCAGACGATTACCACCTGATGATGGAGCGATGGGTCTGCCGTCTCATCGGGATATGCGACCACGGTGATAATCGGCGGCGTCGACCCATCTGGCAGCGTGATCCTGTCGCGGATATCCCATACCGGATCTGGACCGAGATACACGCTCGCCTGCGCTAACGTCTCACGAACTGCACTCGTGATCTCAGATGAACCCGTCGCAATCACGTGCGCCTTGTAGACGACCCGAGCTGGCAGGGATTCACTCCCCGAGTATGAAGGCTCACCGAAGTCGTTGCGGCCTACGAAAGCCTCCCGCGTCACGACGTCGTTCATGAACTCTTCGAATTCTGTTTCCCACGACATCAGCGAATCCTCCGTGACAGCAGCGCACGTGCGCCAGCAGGGAGTCGGAAATCATCGTGTTCAGCTTGGACAGCAGTCGGCGATTTGTAGGTGATCGAGAGGTCCCCAACCGATTTCGATTTCACGGCGTCGTCGCGCTTCCCGCCTCGATACCAATCGACGACTGTTTCGATACACGCCTGTTCGATGTGTGCTGGAAGATTCGCGTCGGGTTCTCCTGGCAACAGATAGCCGCCCTCGTAGGTCACGGTGAACATCGGTCGCTCGGTCCCTGGCAGCGAATACGGCGAGGCATTCCATCCCGCCCATGCCGCAGAACTCCAGCCGACTGCCCGGTACAGAAATCCAGAATCTGGATCCTCAACCTCGTAGTCGGTGACGGCCGTCCCGTCACACAACACTGAGGTGACGCTGACGATTGGTGTATTGGTCAGAAGCAATCTTGGATAGCCGGAGCCGACTACCGTTTCAACATAGGTCTGTTTGGCATAGACGTGACCAACGTAGACGGAGATGGCAGAGGTGGCCGCTGCGATCAGGCGATCCAGTTCCGCGTCGAATTTTCTCGATGCAACTCCGAGCGTTGCCTTCACCGCTGACACGGTTGTGAGGTTCGTAGACTCCGCTGCGACGCTGACCGTGACGGCCATGTTCTATCCCTTCCTCACCGTGCTGTTCGCCAGCACCGGTTTTGTCTTGATCTTCGGTCGTACTCGAACGGCTCGGCCATCGCGTTCCAACTGCATCGCGGTTCGCTGATCGAAATCAACCTCCTGCCCTGGGAGGAATCCAGCCCACGCCCTGAGGAACTCCATCGTGATCAACTTCCCGTCATGTTTCGGTGCCATCATCCAACTCCTGAAAATGGGGGGGCGGGGCAGCCAGCACCCCGCCCCCCAGATGTGCTCTCAATGCCCACGTTACCTGTCTTTCACTTTGCGTTTGGTGGGCGGCTTCCGCTCCACCTTGGGAGTCGGTTTATCGACTGGCAGCACCTTGCCTTCGATGTCGAGTCCGGGTGGCGGTTCTACGAATTCCGCTTTCCCAGCGTCCACCAACTTCAGCGCATATGCCGGATTGAATCCAGCACACTCGCCAGCGAGATATGGAGCATTGCTGGAGCGGAAACGAACAAGGATCAACTCAGAGGTTTTCATTGCTCCTCCATCCCTCCTCAGCCGTCAGCGACTGGAGACGAATCACAGATCGCAGCAAAGCCGAAGCCAAGCTGGAAAGTGTCGGTGCCGGTGGCGTTGAGGTCGGGAGTGACCTTGACCCGCCAATACCGTTTGACCCCGTTCAGATTGATCGACTGCTTCACAGTGAACAATTCGGTGGTACCTCCTGTTTGCCCGGTGCCCACCGCAGCGAAATCGACCTCGGTGTTGAAGTCAGCTTTGTCGGATAGGTTCGCGGCATCACCATGCTCGATACCGACATCGTTGATGGAGATCGTTTTGGTGTCGGCCAGTACTGCCGATCCAGCAACGAAAAGGAAACCGGACATCGGGCCGTCTTGCGCCTGCATGTCCACGATGGCACCCACGGCTTCGGTGTTGTCGCCAGTACCAGCGGCAACGCCTCGGGCACCTCCACCGCTCAACAGTTTGAACGGTGCGCCAGCGTCTTTGTCATTGATGATCATTTGCTATTCCCTTCCGATCCCTTACGGGATCCACTTGACGGCGGTGATGACGACGATGGAGGCGTCGTGCCGCACCCCGAGGTCGTGGTGAGCGATGACGCGCATCAGCGTCAGGTCTTTTGAGTAGGCCGACTGGAGAGCGGAGCCATCCCAGTAGGACGCCTCGGTCGATGTGTCGACCATGAGTTGCCCAGCTTCACCGAGGATCATGTCGGCATAATCGACGAGGTAGATTTCAGACTCGGTGCCGCCGCCGAGATTGATCGGGATGTTGGTGGTGTCGAGATACGGGAAGCCCCAGAACATTCCCCGGTCCATCTCATCCTTGAACGCAAAGTTGCCGTTGGTGTCGCGGATCTGTTTCAACCACATCGTGGTGCGCGGATTCCACAGCCAGCCAACTTTCAGCATCCGGCAATGTGCATTCCGCAAACGGAGCAGAGCATCAGCCACATCAGAGGTCACGTTGGCGAGATTGACGGTGGCATTCGCATCGAAGGTGTTTGCGCTCGGAACGTAGTGCAGCATCCCCTTGGGAGTGTGCTCGGTTCCGTCACCACGCATGAACGCGAGGTCTTCGCGGGTTGCCAGCGCAGCCACGGTGTCGTTGCGAATCATCGAGTCCGCACCGTAACTCTCGTACCGCAGGAAGTCGTTGCTGATCGGGATCATCGCTGCCAACTTTTTCCAGGTCAAGTTGATCATGCCGGTGGTCTGCTCAGTGATCGCGATGTTCTGCGTCTCACCGATGTACGACGCGGTCGCGCCGCCAGTGATCTTCGGAATCTGCAGCGAGCCAGTCGGCATCGGAACGATGGTCGGTCCCATCGCACGGAACACCGCCCGTTCCTGCAGCAGTTCGATCACTTCAGACGAGATGCCGGTCGGGGCAAACACGCCACCCGCCGAGTCATCAGACGCCTGGAGGATCTTGGTGATCTCGTTGTCTGCACCCCAGAGTTTGTTGGCGTATTTCGCCGCACGCTCTGGGTCGCCCTTGCCGCTTGCCATCGCACGGAGGAAACGGGCGAACCCGAGTCCCTTTTCGTTGCGCTCCGGCTGCGGTGCCGGTGCGCGGAGTTGTGACATGGCTTTCACCATGTCATCGAACCCGACCGACTGGGGTGCGGGTTCACGAGATGCCATCACCTCGGTGGCGATTTCCTTCGCCAGAGCCGCGATGCTTTCCTTGGTCAGTTTCATTTTGGTTTTCCTTTCAGCCCGGCAACGCGCCGGTCGTGGCGGTGATCGCCTCGTTGACCGCACCTGTGATGAGTGCTTTGAGATCGTCCGCAGATAGGTCCAACTCCTCATCAGAGTCGTCGGGTTCCTTTTCCTTTTCGGGAACGACCAACTTCGCCTCGATCTCCGCGCCCACCTTGGCGGCGATTGTCTCGGGCAGCTTGGCGACGTTGTCGTTCAACTCGCGGATGACCTCGGTGAGTGCCTTCATTGCCTCTTCCATAAGTCTCTCCTCGTTGTCGTTGGTTGGTATTGTGTTAGACACGGTGATGGGATCAACAATCGTATCCCCATCCTTGTCGAAGATGGCATCCGAGGAGGTGAACGTCGATCCATCCTCACCCGTCCAAGTGCTGGTGCTACTCAGGCTCACAGCGACATTGGAGAGTTCCGAGTGAATCTCGGTCACGAGACTCTTCGGCAGCCACAGAGCGATCTTGTCCCCATCGGGATCACGATCGAGAATTTTTTCGGCCCACTCTTTCATCGGGGCGAGGTCGATACCTTGCGCTGACGCAGCCATCAGTGCTTCCGGGTTTGAAGGCACCGGAACAACGGAGTGCTCCATGAGTTCTTGCTCTGCAAAGTCGTACCCGCCGTGCTCATCGTTGTAGACGTATTTCCGCGGACGGAAGCCCACCGATGTCGCGTTGAGGAATCCGCCCTTGATCATCTGGTACACCATGTGGCCGAACGGATTGATTTCCTGCGGCGTGAACCGATCACGCGACAGAAGTTTTTTCCCCTTCACCCACACCTTGACCGACTTCCCAATGGGCGGCTTGCTGTAGTCGTGTGCCCACAGAACGACAGGGTTCCTCTGGTAGTGATCGAGATCCCAACCGCTCTGATCAATCACGTCGTTATCCCGATCCAAAGCAGGGGTCGAGATCACGAAGTCGATGTCCATGAGTCCGGTCACTGGATCCACGTCCTTGTGCTCAATTTCAAACGATCCGAATTTGCGAATCGCGGGGAGTGACCCATCCACCAGCGGCTTGCCACCAGTGGCTTTGAACCACGAGTCGAATTGTTCGCGGGTCAGGAAGTGTGCCATCGTTCGTCTCCAATCAACCTGGATTCAGAATCTCTGTGCATTGACAGCGGACGTGGATTTCATTCGGTGTCATCACCGGCCCCACTTGAGTTTGCCACGGTTCTCCAATTCTCGTTAGTGCGCCGTTCATTGGAGCGCAGAGCGGACAGACTTTATCGCTCCCCGTCGTCAGCCATTCACGGGTAGCCTTTTTCGGATCAATGTAGCCCTCCTGTGCGGCTTGATCCCACAGCATCTCTTGTCCCTGATTGCTCGCGGTTGCGAGCTCGTTTTGCGCGATGTTGTTTGCACGCCATTTGATCTTCGCTTCGGTCCAGTCCGCGATGAACGCATCCACCTCGGATTGCGTAGCACCCGCGTCGAGCATATCTGCAATCAGCTTCGCTCGCTGCCGCTCCATGTCGGCTGTAAGACCGATGGAGTCGCGGATTCGTTTGGCGGCTTCGGCAGGGGTCAGCCCAAGCTCGTACGCCTCAGCCAGCGCAGCACGAATTGCTTCCATCGTTTCCGGGGTGATATTCGTCACCATCGCCCCGCCATAGGTCTCCAAGAACTCGACTGCATTCGGATTGATAAGTGAGAATGCAATCGTCTCACCGAGGAAGGTCGACAGCTCGGCGGCGGCAGCTTCACCCGCCGACACCAACGCCTCTTTCAGAATCTGTCGTGACCCTTCGAGTGAGTCGGCAATGTCCGCTTCGCTGATCAGAGCCAGCACCCGATTGACGTTCCCCGAATCGAAGGCAGCTGCTAACTCTGTGAGGTCGACCTCGTTCCGCAGAGCCATGAACGCTCGGATGATTTCCTTCCGCATCTCCTCGGTGTAATTCATCGCCGCCGTGACCGCCTGATCCCCGCCCACACCCTTTCCCAAAATCGGCTCCGTAGAGCGCGGTAATGCCCCGTGGCTGTGGATGCCCTCTGTGCAGCCGCACGAAGGCTCAGACCCGTCGCCAGACGCCAGGAATGGGGTTCTTTGTTGATACCTCACGCCTGCCGCCAGCGGATCCACAGTCGGCTCCAGCGACGACACGACCTTGACGTTGAACGGCAGCAGATACACCTCATCCTTTTCGTCCCACGGCTTGCCAGCCTGCTGCTTCCATTCCGCAATGGTGAACGCTGCCGGGTTTGCCTTCATCACTTCGAGTTGGTAGGCAGCATCCTCTTCCACTGGTGACTCGTATCCGAGGATCAATCGGTCGTCGTAGATGGGCAGCAAGTTGTATTGCAGAAAGGTCCGCTGCAATTCGAGTCGGGGAGTCAGAACGTATTTCGCCATGAGGTAGTCGGCAGCCTCGATGGTGGCGCGGTTTGAATTCTCGATGATGCCCAGGATCTCAGGAGGCATCCCGATCCCGTGGAGGATGATGTCGCGCTCCCACGCACGGAGCGGACGCATTTCCATGTCGCTGAATTTCGACGACAGAATCTGCACATCGACCTTCTTGGAAAGGAACATCGGCTTGTGTGCTCGCATGAACGACCCGACCTGCTGCATCCATGACGTTTCCATTCGAGCGGTATCTGAAGGGTCGAGGTCATTCGACGTGATGAGAAGGTCAGGGCGCGCCGAATTTAGGAACCAGTTCTTCGTGTACTGTGCAGCGTATTCGTCCGTGTCGATCTCATCACCGAATGCGCGGAGGTGAGCAGAGCCACGACCATATGGATTGACAGGGTCAGGCGTCACGAACCGAAACACCGCTGGCACCGGAAGTTTGCCCTGCCAGTTCGGAGTCGATATCTGCCAGTAGGGTTCCTCCTGTGAGGGCATCCCTCGCACCCATGTTGCGGGAATCAACCAGAATCGCTCTGGAACCGCTCGGCCACCCTGCCACTCAGGATCTAGGATCCAAAATGCTTCACCAGTGAGTTCTAAACTGATGCTCGTCTGCGCTCGACCTACCGATCCTGGGAAGAGTGGGTTCGCCGTGTTCAGCAGCCGAAGGAATGGGTGATCGGTGATCGGCACCAGCTCCTGCCCACCGTCAAGGTCGAGGTTGCCGAGCGCGAAATCCTTGCGCGAGATCCCTTTCGCCTGAAGACGATTGTGCTTGATAAACTTCCCGCCAGAACCCTTGACCGCGAACAGACCCCATGAGGTTGAACCAATCGATTCAGCGATCTTCCCTACGACTGCCCGCACCCACGGGCTGCGCGAATATGCGGTAAGCATTCCGTTAACGCCACGATGTGGTGAGGTCTTATATCCACCGGGGATGATCTTGGAGAGGATTCGCTGTTCATCCTCGCTTACCTGCCCCAAGAGTTTCGTTGCAAGTCGGAGGCGTTTGAACAGTCCGAGTTGACTCGACATCTCACACCACCATCAGATCAGCTGCGAGAGTCGTAGTCCCAAGGATCGTTCCTTTGAGCCTTCTGGATTTCGTGATGTCTTGGAACAATCTGTAGCCGCCTTTTTCGATCGTGCGCCGGTATCCTTGCGTATCAATCATCTGGATGTCGAAGAAATATTTTCCGGGGTCTGTAGTCCCAGGAACAGGGAACGCGACTCTGCCGGCTGCTGGATCTCCGATGATCACGCCATCAGATTGGAATACCTCGTCTTCGCTATCAGAGGGATTCGCCCTTTCGTTCACCGTGAGAGTGAAAGAACATCCGTCAATTGGCATGACAGTCCCATCCTCTCGACGGATGGTTGCGTAGATCGGATAGGTGTCATTTCGGTATCTGCTTATGTCGCCCACGGCGTTCCTCCGATCACGTCAACGGTCCAAAGTCTGCTCCGTAATTTCCATCATCGAAATCCACCCACACCCTATCGGATTCA